ATTTGCTCAAGATCGACGGGCATTTGATCCGCCGTGCAAAACGGTGGCGCAGTTCGAATGAGACGATCGATCGACTGACGACCAAATGGCTTGCTGAAATTGCCGAATTCAGTAAGGCGCTGAAACGGCAACAGGAGTCCGGACAGACGGTTTTTGTTCCACTGATTCACCCTCCAGGATCGTCTCGGCGTAAATCACGTAGCTGATCGCATCAAAGATATGCTTGTTGGGGTCTTCTTTCCGAATCGCCCGGCCCGGCGTGGTTCCGCGTCGAAGCTCCTCAAACATTTGGATGGTCTTGACGCAGTTGGCAGAGACCCGTAGGCGCCCCTGTTGAAGCAGGGTTTTGATGAGCATGAGCCTCCGCCGTAGCGTGCGCGGCTTTTGGGATCCGTCTTCGCCGGTCGCAAACTGGATTTGCAATCGTCCGCTAAATGCGTCCTCGATTACCGAGGCATCATTGCCCTGGGGAGTTCCTGGCCGAAACTTCTCCATAGAACAGTCACCCCACGCAACCAATTCGAACGGCTTGGAAAACTCTTCCTCTATTTTTTCCACCTTGGACACGCATTCAAAACCGACTTCCTCAAGGATGACTTCCTCACCGATGCACACCACTTCATCCAAGATGTCCCATTCGACGCCATTGGGACCGTTTCGCTTTTGAAGAATGGCAAACCCATGATTGACCTCGCCGATATCGAACCCGAGGTAGAGGCGCCGGCATCCTTCGACTGGCAGCAACAGCGACCACTTTGATTCATCGGTGCCAAGGCATTCACCGAGGACGTGCGGATCCGCGCCGCCGCGCCGGAAGTCCCGCGCAAACCACTTTTCCGACAGGCCGCTGCCACGGGTCCATTTTCCAAGGATGAATCGATCGTAACCCTCTGGATCGCCGGCATAGCTGGACCTGAGATCCGCTAGGACAGATGGATCCTCGAAAATGTTGTCGGCGATTTCGAACTGGAACAGCGCGAGGCGTTTCTGAAATCCCTTGAAGTCGGCGATTGCCTGTTCGGTTTTGAACATGTCCGGTGCATCCTCGGAAATCCGTTGTTCGAACCAGTATTTGTACGCCCAATGTAGGTCGCCTTCCTCTGGCGGATTGGTGTCTGAAATCCAGAAATGCTCATCGGAATGCAGGTGCGCCATTCGAAGCTGTTCCTTGGCGACGGTGAAGATTCCTGGGCTGCGGAAGTTTTGAAGCTCGGAGACCCAAATGGCGGACCATGTGGTACTCAGGAACACCTTTTCCACATCGGGCTCATGGTCGAGTGAGATCAACCGAAACTCGGACAATCCGCCATGCCGGTTGACGATGTTGAACATGGGTTGTCGGGTGGTTCCGTCCAGGCGTGGACCCTTTGGGCGCCCCTTCGGCATTGGCTCGTAATCGAAGGTGCCAAACTCGCTGCACACCCCGGCATCAATCCATTCGTTGACCAACCCGCGTTGGAGATCGCAGAGCAACGGCCACGGTCCGTCTTTTCCGCTCTTGAGGTTTTTGCAGACAATTCCAACCCGCGCCGCCTTGGTTTCCCAGGCGTGCCGAATGATTTTCTTAGCGACTGCGATCGTTTTGGTTGCGCGTCGCGGCCCGCTAACGAGGATGTAGCGGGCAGGACAGTCGTACAGGAGCCGCTGTTTTGGTCCAAGGATTGGGTACCACAGGCCGTTCTCTTCTGGCATGGCGCGAAAGATTTGGTAGAACTCTGGTCAGGACAACACGCATCTCAATCCCCACCCACATGAGCAAACTTGATTTGGACCCCACCCAGGCGGCTGCAATTGAAGGATACGTCGATGGCGACACCGTTTCCGTCATCGTGACCGGCACCTTGTCTTCCTTGCCAACCGGTGGCAAGAGCATCGCCGTCACCTCCGTCTCGGAATCCGAAATGCCGGAGGAATCCGAGATACCTATGGAAGAGGTTGAAGTTGCCGAGACCGCCGGCCCTGGAGCCCCCGCGATCGGCATGATGATGGCCAAGCGCGGCGCCGCCCCTAAAGTCTAACCCTATGGTTGACCTCGATATCCTCGCAGCCAAAGGCGTCACGGCCGATAAACTGAAATCGTTTTTCGCGCCGGAGGATGGCAAGCTATCCGATGACGCCAATCGGATCATGAATCGTGTTCGCGCACGCATTCAGGACGGCCGCCAGCGCAACTACACGGACTCCAACCTGTTCTACGCGATCGATCGCTTGGTGGAGACACCGTTTCGCCAGGCAAGTCTCGCATTGATCCAAGGGCTCTCAGATTTCAAGGACGAGAAAAACACCGACAAGATCGCCAAGGACTTCGGGCTGACCCATTTGCTGTATGACGAAATCGACCCGAAGACCAAGAAGCCAACCGGGAAAAAGGTGCTGAACGTCCCGGCGCTATTTGAGATCGCTATTCCACTGGCGGGCGCCATGGCGCAGATCCGCGCCGCCAGGCTGACAAACGATCGGATGCAGGTGCCACTGTTCAAGTACGCGCCTCAGTTCTCAACAAAGGACGACATTCGTCGCGGTGAAGTCATCACCAGCCGGGTGGAAATCATGTCCGACCAGCTTGGCTATCGAAACATGCTGCGGCAGGTAATTCTCAAAACCTGCCAGTACGGGCGCCAGCTTAAATTCATCCAAGAGGAATGGTGGACGGAGAAGCAATACCAAGGCACCAATCCAGAACCGCAGATTGTCCGTGAAGGACTTCGCTATCGACTGCCGCATCCATCGTGGACCTACTACGATTTGGATTACCCGGCATCCACGATCAACACGAATTCCGGGATGCGGTTTTGTGGGCACTGGATGATTCGCAAGTTCGGAGACCTTTGCGACGATCCTCTGCTGTGGAACACCACCAAGATCAAGATGGGCGCCGAGGATTGGCGATCCAACAATTACACGTTCTATGCCACGGCGTTGAACGGCTGCACGTTGGCACCTCCTTGCACGTTTGCAGCGTACAAGACTCTGATTACTCAGGAGAACATCACGCCGTTTTTTAACTCAACAATTGCCGATGCAGGCGTTTTCCTGAATCACCACTTTGAAAAGCTGAATCCAAAGACCGAAGGACTCGGAGACTACGACGGCGAGGTGTGGTTTCGGTTTCTGGTTGCCAACGATTGTACCGCGCTGTGGGTGGCGCCTCTTCCTGGCCCACCCGCCACGTATTGGGGCTACGACTCCGACGATTCGCGGATGTACGATGCATCCGTCGTCCAGCAGACCGTGCCATACCAGTTGTGGGTAGAAAACCTGTTGACCCAGCATGTGCTTTCCATCAAAGCCAACCTCGCTAACCTCACGTTCTACAACGAGGACTTTGTTACACAAGAGGTTGTTGATGCTCTCCAGAACCACGGCGAGAAATACTATCGCCGGCCCAATTTCTTTCCGTTGTCCGGAAAGTACCTTCAACGGCTGCGAAGCGGCTCGGCATCGATGGCGGATTCGTTCTACTCGGCGTCGTTTCCAAAGAGCGACACCAACACAATTCCAGCAACCATCAGCATGATTCTGACGTTGATGGAACGATTGCTTGGAATTAGCGCCCAAGAAGCGGGCGCCCAGGCAAGCCACCAGCAAAGTGCCGAGGAAATGCGTGTCATTTCGTCTTCGACTGGATCCCGCATCGAGTACACCAATCTTGGAATCGACGATGGTGTGACTGCGTGGAAGCGCCAACTTTACGATTACCAGATGTCGTATGGATCCGAGTCGTTCTATGGGTACGTGACTGCGGAAGGCACTACCGAGGCGGATCTGACACGACTTGGATTCACCGTCGTTGCAACTGGCGACCAGAAACTTAAGGTCAAGGGCAACAAGACTGCCATTGAACTCGACCTGTTTTCTTCTGTTCGCGACGGCAAGGATCGAATGAATCCGATCGAGGTTGGCCAGCAGATGGTTCAACTGTTGGCGCCATTTGCGCCCAAGCTGGCAATGGCTATGCCGCCGGGAGAGATTGCCAAGATGTTCAATGGAGTGCTCAACATGTTCGATCTTCCGAGGGACTGGCGGATTCCAACCAATTTGGAGGAGCAAGGCTCTCCTGCTTCTGAGGAGTGGGTTGTCCAGCAAATCACCGGGCTGGCTCAAAAGGTCCAACAGATGGTTGGGCAAACCAGCGAACAGTTGATGCAGAATGTTCTCGGCGCCTCTCAAAAGCTGGCCCAAGAAATTTCTGGTCTTGGAAAGGTTGTTGGTCAGCTTGCCGAGGGCCAGCAACAGCAGCAGGTCCAAATTACAGGACTTGCCAAGATCCTCCAGACAGCCCAAGCAATTGCTGATGACACCAACCCAACCGGAAGTCCAGACGCCGAGCTTAATGCCATGCCCGTTCCAGAAGATGGCGGCGCCACAGTCGGAATCCCGAATCAAGGCATGGTTGGCATTGCCTGATGGCGCGTTGTTTCGGCGTTTGCTGGCCGAACGAATTCTCCTTTCCCAACTGGACGCAGGCCAAGGGCTGGCGCTTGCGGCCCAGTCGGGATTGGTGGATTTCAATTCTGGCGAACGCCAGCCAACCAAGCATTCGATCGATGCGGACAGCGCCGCTGCCGCTGCCGCGGAGGTCCAAATCGTTTTGGACGTGCTGGAATCCTATTCCGAAGGCAGTTCGGACCTCTTCTTCACCCTCGATTACAATCCATTGCCACGATGAATCTGACACCCGAAACAAAACCATCCGACCTCACGCCACCGCCGCCCAATGGGGGGCCTTCAGTAGTCACGCCACCGCCGCCGGTTCGATCCGCAGAGGAGATCGACCGCATTGCAGATCTGATGGGCGGCTTGCTCCGTGGAAATAAACCCAAAAAACCAGCACCAACCACCCCGGATGATAAGCCAGCGGAGACACCGCCGGCCGCAGTCACACCAGCCGCTACCGAGCCAGCCAAGCCCAAGCGAACGGTCAAGCGCGTCACACCGCCAACTGAACGCGAGGAACGCCTGGAGCGGACTACGGAGCGCCTGGCCGAAGCAACTACTCGGTTGGTGGAGGCAGCCACTCCGACCAAAAAGGAGCCAGCAACTCCAACCCCGCCAGCAGCACCAACACTGTCGCCCAAGGACCAGCGTGAGCTTGATGCCCTGGAGCACTTGGCCAAGCTGTACCCGGACGAGTACAAGGATCTTGGAACCAAGTACCGCGACGGGCTTTCGAATGAAGCGGCCTACATGGCGCAGTGGAAAAAGGAGAATCCTGGATCCGAATTCGATGCCGACGCCTCCGAGCACAACGACTTCTACGCAACAGCGTTTCCGAGCTACCACGAATCGGATTTCACCTTTGCTGTCTCTGACCTTGCTGCAAGCAACCGGTTGAAAAAGGAAACGGAAAACCGTACCCGCAAGGAGCGCGAACAGGAAGCGGCCAAGCAGATCGATGCGGCTGTCAAAAAGGTCTCTGGAGATGCCACGGCAACGCTCCTCAAGCACATCGATGAGCACGCGGAATCTGCCGCCAAACTTGCCGAGGACGATCCTGCGGCCGCCATGATCTACGACCGTGCTGCCGCAGAACTGGAGAAAGTGACGGCCGAAGTCACCCGGATTTGCAGCCCAGGCTCCAGCCACCGGTTCGACAACAACAACCCGCTTCATCAACAGGTGATGAATGCCATTGGCAGCTACGAAGACGACATTCTGACATACCCGGAAGCGCAGCGGGTTTGGAAGTCCGAAGCCGGCAACCTCAAATTTGCTACCTTGGAGCAGTTCTTAACCATGTCTGAGATGGAACGTCGTAAGCATTGGACGCTGTGGATGGAACCAACTGTGGTTGCAAATCTCATGGCGTCGGACTACGGCGCTGCTGCAAAAGCTGATTTAGCAAAGTTGCGTTCGAAATATCCTGCGCCAACCCGGCAGGCAACGCCGCCCGCAGCACCGGCCAAACCTGCGGCCGAACATGCGCCAGCAACGCGTGTTCAACGCGCTGTTCCAGAAGGTGGTGGTAGCGCCCGTGTTACCACTGTTGGCAAGCCCGCTTCGCCGTCGTCCGATAAATACTCGGTAATGGACAGGTAGAAGTTCCGTGTTGGACTGGTTTGTAACGGGTGCCGCGGATTCCCGCGCACCCCGCTTACAAAATGCTAACACCATTCATCGACGGAGGCCAGTGCAGTGTGTACGTGGCCAACACCTACGACACCTGCGGGTCTCTGACCAAGGCGTCGCTCCTCGCCGCCGGGTCTGACGAGATCCTGGCGTGGTATCAGAACGTCTCCACGGGGCAGTACCATGAGATGACCCCGTTCCTCATCAACCAGGTGGAGATGCAGATGTGCGGTATCAAGCGGAACACCATGTACGACATGCTGTCGTCCGTGATGAAGTTCAAGGGAGGCATGGTCACGACCGAAAAGGTGGACCGCGGCCCCTCCCTGATTCAGCCGTTCATCATGGGACGCCAGCTTTCCCAGGTGAACGACGAGGATTGGACTCTTTCCGCCGGCTGGAAGACCGCTTCCGCCTCCCCGTACAACACCGGCACCGCCTACACCCCAAGCGTCACCGGCCCGCTCACCTCCATCACTGGCGGCGATCGAGTAATTCGTGTCTCGCCAACCTACGGCGTTACGCCTTCGGCCCAGTACTTTCTCCCGCGGCACAACCTGTGGCTCCTGGCTCTCGGATCCGGCGGCACGGTCAAGATGTCCACGTACAAGATCGTGGCGGCTGCGCTCGACACCTCGGCAACGCCAACCTACGTCGATATTCTGATCTCTGGTCGCACGGATGACACTGCTCGGACTAGCTACGACGTGGCGCCGAGTTCCGGCCGTGCGGTCCTGATGCCGAACGACGTACACGATCCCGAATCGTGGTGCCACAATCGGTACAACTACAACAACACGAAGTTCGTACCGTTTTGGTATCAGCCGATGCGACGCACCCGCCGCATCTGCTCGCAGACGGAGGTCGTTCGGAAGCAGCTTCTTCGCGACAACAAGTACTTCGCGACCTTCATCGACATCCCGGAAACTGAGCGCAACCGGCAGGACGAAGACCGCTATCGGCGCGAGTTCGCCAATGCCTTCTTCTTCCAGGAAAAGGGCTCTGCGAACCAGACTTTGATCCTCTGGAAGAACCTTCCTCAGATCACCTCTGTCAGCGGCGCCAGCATCGATCCCGGCACCGGTGGTCAGTTGATCGAGTACGCGGCCGACCTGGAGGGCGTGCTTCCGCAGCTTCGCACCTGCGGACAGGTCCACGACTACCAAAACGGCCCGCTGGCCATCTCGACGTGGATTCCGGACTACGTGTATCCGCTGTACCGCGCTCGAAAGAGCCACAGCCGGAGCTTCAACGGTGAAATCGACTTCCTGACGGACAGCCAGACGGCTCTGGATATCCAGCAGGCGATGCTCGGCGACGGCGGTTACTACTCCAGCCAGTTGGCCAATTTCCGGTCGAACGTGGACCTGGGCCAGTACAAGCAGGGAACGACTCCGATCGGCTGGCATTTCCAGAGCTACAAGCTCTTCCGGCCTGCCATCACGATCAACATCATCGTCCAGGACTTCTTCGACGACCTCATCAACACGATGGGTGCCGCCAGCCAGTCTGCCGGCCGGTTCCTGATGGCGATCGACTGGACCACCATTCGGCCGTTCATGATCGCCTCCAACCAGCGCACCTCTACGGTGGGCAACTTGGCGGACCTGGAGCGGATTGACGACTCCTTTGGATGCGTGCTGTCCAACCCGACAGCAACCATCATGCGGATGTCTGAAACGGTCGGCGTCATGGTTGAGTGCGGACTCCAAAGCCGCATCGACCACGGCTTCAGCAACGTTCAGATCAACCCCTGATTCCTGATTCCTGATTTCCCATGAATGGAACTCTTTCATCCAAATCCTTCAACTTCACTCGCCCGGCGAACACCACGCAATACACGGCTGGTGATGTGATTGGTGTTTCCCTGACCGTCACGGCGGCCAGCAACACCTCGCCAATCGTCATTACCACCTCGGCGGCTCACGGCCTGTCGGATGGTGACTACGTGACGGTGGCAAGCGTCGGCGGCAACACTGCTGCCAACGTCTCGGCCAAGGTTGTCGCTCTCACGACGACTACCTTCCAGCTTGTTGGCACGATCGGAAACGCTGCGTACACCAGCGGCGGCACGGTTGCCCAGTGGTTCCGGATCGTCCCGAATGCCAGCCGCCCAGGCACCAGCGGCATGATTCGCACCGTCAAGGTGCAGCACAGCCAATCGACTTCCACAAACAGCACGTTCTCGCTGCTGTTCCTCCAGGCGCCTACCAGCGGATCGGTTCCGGTCCCGGCGCCAATTCTCGACAACGTTGCCTACGCCACCACGGCAGGATTGGTGGACGGCGGCGGGTTTGTTGGGAAGACCGGAACCATCACCGTGGATTTCGCCACCACGGGCGGCACGTCGGGACAGTTGAACGACGTGAACATTCCATTCGACCTCAAGGGGTCGGAAACGGCTGTGTACTGCACGCTGATTGCGGTTGGCGCATACACGCCGGCCAGCGCCGAGAAATTCCAGGTGGATGTTGTCTCGGAATGGCAGTGATTTTCGGGTTGGATTCATGGCAATGGTGAGGCCGCTCCTTTTCATCGGGGAGCGGCCTTTTCGATTTGTAGAACCCCAAAAATGCCGCAAGACTCCGCTGGAATCCAAATACGATGAAATTCTACCTCAAAGAAAACCCAGCGAACCAAATCCATTCCAGAACACTCGGAAAAGCGGTTGAGTTCGAATACGTCTCCAAGATCTTGGCTGTCTTCAAGACCAACGATGCTGGCCTTCAATCCGAGTTTTCCTCGGCCATCGGCGCCAACCGGTACGGACTCCGTGAGATTCAGGAGGCTGAATACGACGCCTACCTAAAAAAAAAGCCGACCATGCCAGAATCGTGGTTTCGCTCGCCGCCGGGGCGGGAGGAAATCGGGGGGCATCCGGCGATGGATACGTCCCCTCGCCGCGAACCGCCAACCGTTGCGGCTCCTGTGGTCGCGGGTGAACCCGTTTCACCGGCCATTGCAGCCGACATGCCGCAAATCCAAAAACCTCGGCTTGGTCGGCCCAAGAAGGTTCACGCTGACGCCAAAATCTAATTCATCCCATGTCCGACACGATTTCATTCTCCAATCTTAAAGCGCAGATAAAGCGGACCATTTGGCCTACCCAGGGTCCCCCTGAGTTTTTGTCTGAGGATGG